TGAACATGGAGTGGGAGATTGAGTAATGACGATGTTGGAAGGACGGCTTGCAGAACTTGCAGATCAGGCTACCGAATACTGCAAAACACAGCCACGAGAAATAACTGGATCTATGTGGGAAAAGAAATTTGCCGAGTTAATTATTAAGGAATGTATTGAGCAGGTCGAGCTAGAATTGGAAACTAGAGGTCAACTGCTTAGTGGAGGTCCTCCAACAAATGCTGGTGTGTATTATGCTTGTGCAAATATTCGTAGGCATTTTGGAGTTAAGTGATGACTGAAGATGATGACGTTGACGTATTAGAATACCTTGAGGATGCATACTCGTTCTTGCAGGATCCTGCTATTGGTAAAGCCATCGTCGAGATCAAGAAGCTTCGCAAGGTTCGCAATGATCAGGCTAATATCCTGCGCCGACTGATACCAGACAAGTTCCCTGATACATACTTCGTTCATTCAGGCCTAGGTGAGAAAGATAAGAACGGGATGCCAGAGAAGTTGCTCGTATGCCCTGCATATGGGGTTGACTTCTCATATATATATGAGTATATTGGTAAAACAACTACAACGGAGTGGTAATATGCTGAATAATCCATGGATAGCTACAGAGACCAGCCCTTATCAATACTATGATGCAGGGCTTAGAAAATATCTATTATCTGTATTCAATTATATGACGATGGCACTAGGTATTAGTGGTATTGTCGCCTATGCGGTTGGAGTCAGCCCAGAACTGATGCAGGCCATATGGGGGAGCCCCCTCAAGTGGCTGGTGATGCTGGCACCCATCGGTATGGCACTCGCCATAGGGTTTCTCATCAATGATATGAAAACTCACACAGCTAAACTATGCCTAGCCATATTTGCAGGTCTGATGGGGCTGAGCCTTAGTAGCATCTTTGCCGTGTTCACCATGGCATCTATCTCTCAGGTATTTTTTATCAGTGCAGCCACATTTGGAACCACTGCAATATGGGGGTATACCACTAAACGTGACCTTAGTAATTTTGGTTCGTTTCTAATGATGGGATTGATCGGTATCGTGATTGCTGGATTGGTCAACATCTTTCTACAAAGTAGTGTATTGCAGATGGTATGTAGTGCATTAGGTGTAGTGATCTTCGTTGGATTTACAGCTTATGATATGCAACAAATCAAACAAGCATATTATGAAACAGTCGGCGAAGAAAGAGAGAAGTCCGGAGTGATAGGTGCATTGAATCTATATCTTGACTTTGTTAATATCTTTACCAGCCTATTGAATCTCATCGGAGACAGGAAATGAATATCTTCTATCTTGATAATGATCCTCAGAAATGTGCTGAATATATGGTCGATAAGCATGTGGTCAAGATGATCCTTGAGACTGCACAGCTTCTATCGACCGCTCACCGTGTCCTAGACGGTGTAGAGTCGGTTGAACAGAGGTGGGTCAACGGTTCATTACCTGCTCGATACCGCAAGGTGAAGCGTTGGAAACTTTCGGATGAGCGTGAAGATGTTCTCTATCAAGCCACTCATATGAACCACCCCTCCGCTGTCTGGTGCCGAGAGAACCACCAGAACTACACATGGTTGTTCAACCATTTCCTGTCACTTATCTCCGAGTATGGTTTTCGCTACGGTAAAGACCACAAGTGCATCGATATGGTCAATGAACTCTTTAATCCACCTAAGAACATTTCAAAGAAAGCCTTCACGCCTGTCACACCAGCCATGGCACCTGAATACCTTGTATCGAAAGATTCGATTGAGAACTATCGAAACTATTATAAGCATGGTAAAAAACATTTACATAAGTATACGAAGAGAAATCCACCTGATTGGTTGAACACTCAGGTTGCATAAATAAGGTCAACAATGCCAGTATATTCATTCGAGAATCCAAAGACAGGTGATGAGTATGAACTCACCATGTCCTATAATGAGCTAGAAGCATACCTCAAAGAACATCCTGAGGTTAACCAGACTTTTCGCATGAACTTAGTTGATCCAGTAGGTATCGGTGTTACCAAACCCCCTGTAGATTTCCAAAAACACGTTTTGGGTAAAATCAAGGCCGCAAATCCACATTCTGAAGCGGTTGCAAATAAGAGATGGGGTATACCTAAAGAGATATGAAACCCATAGCAAAAGAGATTTGATTGAGTAAGATCAATTCAAAATATAGAAATCGAAATACCAAAAGAAGGTGCACCGAAAGGTCGCCTTCTTTTGCTTTTAAAGGAGCAACCATGTCCAAGAAGCCTAAAAAGCCAATCAACACAAACACACAGCAACAGCACCGTCCAGTGAATCATTTTGAATTGAGAAGCATCAAACCTCTTACAGTTAATCAAGAGAACACCTTTGATGCATATCACGATGGTTACAATCTAATGTTACATGGTTATGCAGGCACAGGCAAAACATTCTGCGCTCTATATCTCGCATTGAAAGATATTCTATCCGGCCGTTCTGATGCGGAGAGAATCATCCTTATTCGTTCTGTGGTTCCATCCAGAGATATGGGTTTTCTTCCAGGTTCTATCAAAGATAAGATCAAGGTCTATGAAGAACCATATAAAGAAATCTGCGATGATCTATTTGGTCGCGGAGATGGCTATGACATATTGAAGATGAAGAAACTGGTTGAGTTTACAACCACATCATTCCTTAGAGGTTTGACATTCAACAATGCCATTGTTATCGTGGATGAAACCAATAACATGCTCATGTCAGAACTTGATACTGTCATGACCCGTATGGGCAATAACTCTCGTATCATCTTCTGTGGTGACTATCGTCAGACAGACTTGAACAAGCCTCATGAAAGAGAAGGCATCACACAGTTTATGAAGATTACCCATAAGATAAATAGTTTCAGACACATTGAGTTCCAGAAAGAGGATATCGTCCGAAGTTCCGTAGTTAGAGATTATATTATCACGAAGGCTGAATTACAAGATAGTGGTCTGATATAGTCAAGAATTACATTTTACTAAATAGATGTAGAGGAGTCATACATGTTTCACTACATCTATAAAGTCGTTTCGGAAAATGGTAAGTATTATATAGGCCGCCATTCAACAAATAAACTGAACGATGGTTATATGGGTTCTGGTATGTGGATTAGAAACCATAAAAATACTGAGAAATTGGAGAAGATCGTCATTGAGTTTTGCGAGACTTTCGATGATCTTCTTCTAAAAGAAGAGAAGTATATATCGGAACATATCGAGGATCCGAACAATATGAATTTCAACAATAGTTCTGTTGGTGCGTCCACAGGTTCTATGAATATTTCACATCGAAGTGAAGTGAAAGAGAAACTTCGTGAAAGAATGAAAACTGACAATCCTATGAAGCATGGTCATACAAAAGAAACCAAAGAAAAGATAAGATGTGCGATGCTTGGTGAAAAAAATCATTTCTTTGGTAAAGGACATTCGATTGAAGCCAAAGAGAAGATAAGTCTGAAAAATAGTGGTAAAGTATGGACCGAAGAACAGAGAAGAAACCTAAGCGAAGTTAGGAAGTTACAGTTCGATGGGGAAAAACCCAACTATCTTTTCTGTTCAGAACATACGACCGAGAGTAAAGAGAAAATCAGACAATCAGCACTGAACAGAGAAAAAGTAATCTGCCCGCATTGTCAAACAATGGCGGCGCCGCATACAGCAAAACGCTGGCATTTTGATAATTGTAAACAGAAAACGGAAATGGGACTATGAAAAAATTCAAAGACTATATCAAAGAACAGGCGGATGACCCTATGCTGGCCTTCCGCAAGAAGAAGAAAAAAGAACACCTAGAAGAAGGTAATCCTCTCTCCCGTATGACCAAGCATGATGATGAAGGTCGTCATTCTATTGTCATGTCCGCTGAAAGACACAACTTGACACCTGATGAGAATAGTGCTAGAATGGCTGAGTTGAAGAAGCAATGGAAAGACCGTGGTTACGGATTTCGTAAGACTGAAGGTAAGTGGGATGAAGGTGGCGGAGTAGGCAGAGAGAACTCCATCCATGTTTTTGCTAAAGGCTCTAAGAAAGAAGATAGTGCTGAACTGCTAAAACATGCGAAAGAACTTTCGACACACCACAATCAAGACGCCTTCATTCATCGTTCACCGACTGGTAAAGGCACTGCGGTCTACACAGGCACAGAGAAGAAGGGCGAGAAGGTCAGCTACGGTAACACAGCTTATAATGCAAGAAACCCATATGGTGAAACGCAATATAAGAAGAGCAAGCCAGAAGCTAAGAGACCGTCCTTTACCTTTAAGGAGTGATTATGAACATTGGTGATAAAGAATATCGTGAGAAGCTGAAGCAATATTTTGAAGAGGTAGGACCAAACACAGGCACTAACATGGCTGGTAAATGGGCTTGGTCTATCACTCAAGAGAAAGAGTTTCAAAAGAAGCTTCGTGAAGCAGGTGAATTGACAGAGATTAAACGTGAAAAACTTCCATCATAAGACTAACATAACTAAACTAGAACCGCTACCGGATGAGATAATCAATGGTAAGCGGTTCTACACTGCACCAAGCGGTAACAAGCTACCCTCCGTCACCACCGTGCTAGGCCACTTCAAGAAGCAAAAACTTGTCGAGTGGCAGAACAAGGTCGGCTTAGAAGAAGCTGAACGTATCAAGACTCGTGCAAGCCTTCGTGGTACCAAATTTCA